TACTGAGCTTATTAAGGTTCTAGCAAAATAATACTTGTACCTAAATCCTTCTGTAGTTGAAAAGGTTTGTTTAAATAGACTAGTCCATGCTAGTATAGACAGTATTGAAATTATAATTATGCTCATTTGTTTTGTTTTCTTAATTTGTTATATATGCTTTCCATTCTTTCCTTTGCTGTTGCTCTGTGTATTCCTGTATGGTCGCTAAATAGTTTTATAGATAAGTTTCTTTTTACTATTTCTTCGACCCAAATACGCTCCATTTCGTCCAGTTGTTTAACTTGTTCTAGGTACTCCTTGTAAACATTGTTACTAATGTACGGAATATCTTTTAATTTTAAGTAGTCAAGCTCTGTAGACTCTTGCAGAACATTGTCAAAGTGCAAACGATTAAACTCGCTCCCTGATAAGTGAAACATCTTATAGGCTACAACAAATATAAACCCATCTATCTTATTGAGGTTGCTAGGCAGCTCGTGAGTCAAAAAGTATATGTTTACCTCCTGAGCTAAGTCCTTCCAAATGTCAGAATGCTTGCAGATGTTTTTACAAGCAGTTTCTATTACTTGCCTCTTTTCTTTTATAAACTCCTCGTTCACGTCTGTAAATATAGTAATTTTTTTTGTCTTATATTTTTGATAACGTAATTGTCATGAATTAGTTTCTTTGGTGGGTTCATTTTATCTATATGTTTTAAGAGGTCTAGCTGCTTCATTAAAATAGTCTTTGCTGTGCTATCTGTTGGTTTATTCTCTTTATACTTGCCTCAAAATACTCTTTGTCTAATTCACAAGCGGTTAATTCAAAGCCTCTATTATGGCAAGCTATTGCAATACTTCCACTTCCTAAGTGAGTGTCAAGTATTTTATCTCCTTTCTTTGCATAATTCATTAAAAGCCATTCGTATAAATGGTGAGGCTTTTGAGTGGGGTGTATTGTTCCACCTTCTTGCTGCAGCACTACTCTGTTTTTTAAGTACACTCTAGTAGGACAATCAAAAGAACTATAAGCAAGTTCACAGTCTGACATAGTTAAGCCATGTTGTCCTTTATCCCAAACAATCCATCCTTTATGTCCTTCTGTTAAATGCTTTACAAAGTAATTTGCACCGAAAATAATTTGGTTATTTGAAATCCTTTGTAATTGATTAAAGTATTCTACTGGAGGTATTGAGCTATCCCACTTCTTTTCCTTATGATATTTTCTATCTGACTGCTTGCCCTTCTTACTTTCCTTTTGTCCACTTATTCCTATCCCATAAGGAGGGTCTACTATTGCAAGGTCAAAATAGTTATCTTCATACCTAGCCATTAGCTCCATATTATCTTCGTTTGTTATAGTTATTTTATCTGTTACTTTCATAGTTGTTTAATTTTATCTTTAAATATTACTTTCATTTCAATAAGCTCTGGTATTGAATACTTTTGTTGTATATGTGCTTTAACCTCTAAGCTATGAAATTTTACCTCTCCTATTCTTAAAGGCAACCTCTTTGTATATTCTATTAAGTTTCCATGTTTCCATTGGTTACAATGAACGCATTGTCCATGTATATTGTCTGTATTGAATCTTAACTCTGGATAAGAACCACAGGAGTAATAATGCCCTGCGTCATACTTTCCAGTTAATGGAGTTCCACAGCTTATACATCCTTTGTCTTTGTCTCTAAGCCTTACGTATTTGTTTACTATTACCTGTAACTCCTTAACATGGTCGGAATAAGTTTTTAGCTTTTCTTTTAATACTTTCTTTTCCGCTTTCCACTCTTTGGTTTTTACTTTGTTTTTCCATTCTAAAATACAGCTAGGCTCAAAGCAAGTCTTTTGGAGAAAATACTTAGGCTCAAATTTATCTTTGCATATACGGCATCTCATTAAAATAATAGTTCTTTAATTGGTAATAATATTCCTTTTGATGTGTTGGAATCTCCTCCGTTAATATCTCTCTTTGTGTTTATGTATCTCCTGCAAATAGTTTTTAACTCTGTAGTTTTAATAATTATTATCTTTTCATTTGACAATATAAAAGCGTAAAAGTCTGCTTCGCTTGTAGATATTCCTGAAGGTTTACCTCTTGAGTAATACTCTATAAATATGTTACCTGTCTTATGAGCTTGTAAGTCTGTTTTTACTTCTATCTTTTTTGACTGTAATATATTGCCTAGATACTTCTCCCCTACTTGCCCTACTTCTAAGTCATATTTAAAATCATTATTATACTTCATTAGTTTAACTGGTCTTTAATATATTGGATATATTTCTCTGTGTACTTTTGGTAGAACTCTGCAAACTGTTCTTTGGTCGGTTCTTTACTCATCTTCTGTTTGCAATATAAATATAATACATTTCTTAGCCTTTCGCTCTGAGTCTTACCGTTTGGTTTGTCTAGTACTACCTTATCTATTTGGTTTATCTCATCGGTAGAAAGTCCTTCGCTATCTTTAAAATATAGTATTCCGTTTGTGTCTAGTAGCTTATCTACTTCCATTAATTCTGTACTGCTTTGCTCTAGGCTTGTAATAAATGAAATTTTTAAGCTCTTGTCTTTTCGTCTAGTTACACCATCTAGTGTACATTGTTTTAGTAGTTTCATGTTGTTTTGTTTTTCATTGCTAAGTAAGTTCCGATTGAACCTCCTAATAAGTGGCAGATTATAGGCATCAACTCAAAGTTAAGCATAGCACTTACTCCTATTGTAGTGCTGACCATCCAAGTTATACCTATTCCCCATCCTGTTAATATTGCTTTTGTTATGTTCTTATCTGTTACTGCTTTAATGTTTAAAGTTCTAAAATACAAAAATAGTATTTGAGATAGGAGTACTATTATAGATTTGGTTATCAAAATAAATTTAATTGTTTCATTGTTTTATATCCTGCTAGTACTTGCTCTGTGTCAGGGTCTATAATGTCTGCAAATTCTATCTCGCAAAATGTACCACAGTTAGGCACTATAGGAGGTAAGTGTTTTCCATCTTCTGGATTTAATTCATCTAAGAAAGTATTTTTAATACAGCTATGTCCTGCTCCCCTTTCTACTTCTGCCATTTTATCAAAGTAACTAGGAAAGTGTTTTCTAACATGATTCCAATATCCCTTCCCTCCTTTTACACAACCTATACAATTATTATTGTGAAAGCCTAGCTCATACATTTTGGGTAGCTTAATTCCATTCTTTAGTAAAAGCTCTGCACATTGTGGCTTAGTCATCTTTCTATCAATTAATGGATATACTGGTAGTGCTTGAGGATATTGTTGGCTAAATCTTATAGCTCTGTTTATTTCTTTCTTTTCAAACTCAAAACCAAATATTTGTCCATCGTGTTTAACAGTATCTTCTATTTTAAACCTTACTTTCTTTTTAAGCTCTAAAGTACACCTAGCTCCTGCTACTCCGTTTACATATCCTGTCTTTTCTATCACATCAAATTGGTCTGTATATTTCTCAGATGCTACTCTATTAATTGTTTTACCATACCACTTCTCACAATCTCTTATAAACCTTTCATTGTCTGGGTGCGCTGATGCTATAACCATATAATAAAACTCTATATTATCTGCTCCGTATTTGTCTAAAGCTAACTTACAAGCAACAGCAGATGTTACCCCACAGCTGAACCATCCTATTTTTTTCATGTCGTTTTGTTTTTATGTAGTTCAATATACTCAGTTATGTTGTTTGTTCTTTGGTCTGCTAAATTCGCTCTAGTCCTTAGCTTACTGTTTTCTACAGACAATTTGTATATCTGTGAATCTTTGTTTTTTAATTCTTTGCTGTACATGATGCTTAGGTCATACAACTTGTTAATCTGTTCTAAGGCACTTTTAAGCGTGTTTAAGGTACTTTTAGCATCTTCTGATAGGGTAAGACCCTTTAGAGCTTCTTCTTTGCTTAGAGGCGTTATATAAGCTCCGTTCTTTTCTAACACCCTTTCAATAAGAATATTTAATTCTAGCTTTGTAGTTAGTTGTTCTAGTGTCATAATTAAAATAGTTTCGTTTGAATAGTTGGTTTATAGCTACAAATGTATCTTTTATTTTCTCCTTTCGGATATTGCTCTATATTTAATTTTAAACTTTTTATACATTTCTGTTTAAATGTCTTGCTACCTTTAAAGTAAAGGTATCTATGTTTTGGTAAAATGTCTATTTTTTTTAATTCTAGTTTTTTAATTATCTCGTTACTGTCTGGTATCATTTCAAAATCTAACATTTTTTTATCGTGTATATCGTTAAAATTTAAAAGCTTCTTTAACTTAACCCAATGTTCTATTGTTGGAAAACTAAAACCGTCATCTAATCTAAACCAATGTTCTATTGTTGTTTTAGGTATATTTAATTCTTTTTCCAATACTGTATTTTTGTATCCTTTTTTATTTAACCTTAAAAAGTTAGCTATTTCTTTTTTATCTATTAAATGTTCGTTACACCTGCGTTTTACTAAACCTACATTAAGTTTATTGTTTTTTTGATAGTGTCCTATATTTCTAAAGTGGAACTCTTTGCCAAACTTATCAATTAGCTTAGATGTGTTTGAGCTTGTGCCAGTATATAAAAAGTTAGTAGCTTGGTAAATATATCCGTTGTGTTTCATATTCGCGTCAGCAAAGGAAACAATTATTTTATTATTTGGTAGTTGCTTAATTGCATTTGAAACAAAAAAAGATAATGCGTTTTTTTGTAAACCCTCATTTACTACAAGCCTATTTAATTCTAAAACATAATTTTTATACTCTTTGCCGCAAATACTTTCTGATAAAGTGCTGCTTGGCGGCATTCCAAAAGTAATAACTCCACTTAAAACATTATCTACATACAAGCCAAAAGCAAAAGATATACTACACATTCTTTTAGCATAGTGCTTTTTTAATAACCATTCTTTTGTTTCGTAGTTTTCTATGCTTTTTACAGTCATATCTTAAATTCTTCTTCCTCCATGTAACCGCTTAGCCAGTCTTCATCTTTTGTTGGCTTTGGTTCTATAGTGTGGTTAATATCAAATGCTTTATTTGGCTTTAATTCTGTTTGTTTTGGCTCTATTATAGGCATATCACTTAATGGGTTCTTTGCATTAGGCGGCAATATACTATAATCTTTTTGCCTAATATAACAATTAAAACTTAAACCTCCTTTGTCCATGTGAAATATTACAGGCGATTCCATAAAGGTTGGTGTTCCTCCAGTTTCTACTTCTTTAATTTTGCGGATGTGTATTTCTGTTTTCATCCATTCGCTTTCATGCTGAGTTAGTCTATGTATTACGATAAAATCGTCGGCTCTGTTTACCCACTTACCTCCTCCTTCAATATCGGATGCCATTAACGGAAT